AGATGTTCAAGGTGCGTTCCGCTCGGCAAAACAAGAACTGATTGATTTAAGAGATCGCCACGCTCGTGTTGTTAATGTTTTCAAAGAACTTGGTGTAAAAGACATTCACGATACCGAAGCGTGCGTCGAGGTTTTGCGCCCTGAGAAAGATCGTGCAAAATTCATCGTTTCTTACAAGGAATTCTTGAAAACGTACGGCAACCTTGAGCATCGTCAAGAGGCCAGAAAATACGCCGCTGATGCTAAAGCCATGGGCTTTATTAACTTACGAGCACGCAATCGCTACCGTGATGACCAACTTAATATCATGGGCGTTGGCGATAAAGTCAGCCAAATGATAGATGAGTATGTGAAAGCCAGCGGTGTTGACCCTGCTATTCCACCGATTGACCTTCTGGATGCAGAGTTTAAATCGCATGTAACCAAACAGAAGTCTGATCGTGCTATGGCCAGCGAAATGGAGCATGCTGCACGCTATCATATTAGTAAAAAATATAATGAAGACCCAGAGCATTACCAAAAACTTAGTCAGAGGCTGTCTGATATTCTAAAAAAATTCGAAGATGATGCTGCATCATTACGAAAAGGACTAGAAGAATTCATCGAGACTATGCGTGCAGGACGACAAAAAGATGAAACTGGTTTAGACCCAGAAACACAAGCGCCTTTTTATGGGGTTTTGCATTCCAAATACGAAGAAAGATACGGGAAAGCATCCCCCGAAAAAAGATCTCAACTGATATCTATGACAGTTGAGCTTGTTGAAATTATTTGCCAAGAAATCGGTCGGGTTAATTTTTGGAATGATGCTAACAAGCAAAATGTACTGCGTGGGCTGCTGATAGACCGTCTTGATCATCCTGAAATATCTGATGATCTCGATTTTGTTGAACCTCTGGCAGATAATTTGATGGAGGTTGCAAAATACAATCACACGAGGCTTACAACATAATGAATAGTTATCAGTTTGCAGACTTAGACTTTGAAATGCGTCCAAGCGGCAAACGCAAAACTTATGGTGTTACCGTAGACCGTGATAGCTCACTTCTACTCCATGTCCCCGAAGATTTCTCAGAAACGCTCATCCAAGATTTTTTGCATGAAAAGCTTCTATGGATACATACAAAGCTTGCTGAAAAATCTTTATACAAAGATGGGTTTTACCCTGAAAGGCAATTTAAAAACGGTGAAGGCTTTGCGTATCTTGGAAGAATATATCGTTTGAAAATAACACCGACCTCTTTAGAGCACATCAAATTCTCAAACGGTTATTTTATGCTTAGAAATCCAGCAAGAGGCCGAGAGCATTTCGTGAATTGGTATCAACAAAAAGGTTATCAGAAGCTGCCAGCTCTGATTAGAGAATACACTGCTCGCCTTGGTGTAAAATCACAACGTTTAAGAATGATGGATTTAAGCAATAGATGGGCTTCATGTTCTGATGATGGATCATTAAATTTCCATTGGAAAATTATGCAATTACCTCATAAATACCAGCGTTACCTAGTTGCTCATGAAGTTGCTCATCTTGTTGAAAAACACCACACACCAGAGTTTTGGCAAACGCTGGAGAGGATCATGCCTGATTACGAAGAGTTTGAGTCTGGGCTTAAGAACAACGCTATGAAATATTTAAGGTTAAACTGATGCATATTCAAAAAATTACCGTACAAAATTTTCGTTTACTTGAAAATGTAGAGCTAAGCCTAGAAAAGAGAACGACAGTTATTGTTGGACGTAACAATAGCGGAAAAACATCTTTAACTGAGCTTTTTCGACGTCTTCTGACAGATAAGACACCACATTTCCGCTTGGAAGATTTTTCATTATCAGCACATGAAAATTTCTGGCGGGCGTACGAACAGCTACAAGCTGGTGAAGAAGAAAACAAGGTGCGGGAAATGCTACCGGCTATAGAAATTAGCTTATCAGTGAATTACGCGGACAACGCAACATCTTATGGACCACTAAGTGAATTTATCATTGATCTGAACACTGATTGTACGGAAACGCTAATCAAAGTACGGCACGAACTGGAAAAGGGAAAACTACATGCCCTGTTTGAAGATATTGACCTAAACGAGGATGTGCCAGTCGAAGAACAAAAAACCGCCTTTTTTAAAGCTATCAAAGACCGTGTTCCCAGACTCTATACCGCCAGAATTTACGCAGAAGATCCTAATGACGCAACAAACCAAAAAGACCTAGAGGCCAGTAAACTTCATACTCTTCTACAATCAGGTTTCATCAATGCACAGCGCGGCCTAGACGACGCTACACGCAAGGATGGGGTAGATCAAAAAAAGAGCAATGTCTTGGGAAGTATTTTGGAGCAGCTTTTTAGCACAGCTTCAAATTCTGATAATGAGCAGGATCAAGAAATTATAACTAATCTGGAAACAGCAATTCACGGCATTCAGCAGGGAATTGATGAAGGATTTAATGCACAGCTTACTAACCTATTACCTACATTCTCTATGTTTGGCTATCCAGGCTTAAGTGATCCGAATTTGCGGACTGAAACAACCCTAGACGTAGAGAGATTACTTAAAAATCATACCAAAGTTCATTACGCAGGTGTAAATGGTATTAACCTACCGGAAGCCTATAATGGCCTCGGAACTCGGAATCTCATATATATTTTGTTGCAGCTTTTGGAATTTTATAAAAGTTTTACCGCAAAAGATTCAACGCCAGGTATGAACCTGATTTTTATAGAAGAGCCAGAAGCCCATCTTCATCCGCAAATGCAGGAAGTCTTTATTGCAAAGCTAGGCGAGATAGCAGAAAGCTTTGCCAGAACTTTTGGCGATCGTGCAGCATGGCCAGTACAGTTTGTAGTAACAACACACTCGCCTCATATGGCGAACAAAGCGCGTTTTGAATCTATGCGATATTTCCTAACTCACCCGCAAGAAGGTGCAGAAAATATCCGTACAACTGAAATAAAAGATCTCAATAAAGGCTTGGCGGACACACCGAAACCAGACAAAGAATTTCTGCATAAATATATGGTTCTTACAGGTTGCGACTTATTATTTGCCGATAAAATTGTACTTATCGAAGGAGCAACAGAACGTATAATGCTACCAGCACTTATCGAAAAAATAGATGCCGCTAGCGAAGCTAATGCCCCTAAGCTTTCAAGCCAGTATGTTTCTGTTATGGAGGTTGGCGGAGCTCATGCACATAAATTTTTTGATCTGCTGAATTTCCTTGATCTCAGTACGTTAATCATAACTGATTTAGACTCAGTAGACGGCAATTCAGAGGTATGTGAAGTTTCGGCTGGTGCCAGTACAAGCAATAGCTGCATTAAGGCATGGTTCAGCACCGATGTTACACCCGCTGAACTTATAGCAAAAACTGATCATGAAAAAACTAAGAAGCGCACCCGGCTATGCTATCAAGTTCCTGAACAAGACGGCGGCGGTTGTGGCAGAAGTTTTGAAGATGCCTTCATTCTTGCTAACCATGTTGCCTTTGAACTGGCAACAGTTGATGCAGCAGAAGCTTATAAAAAAGCTAAAAAAATAAAGAAAACAAATTTTGCTATTGAATACGGCATTAATAATACCAACTGGAATGTTCCTCTATATATAGCTCAAGGACTTCGCTGGCTTGCCGCCTCTGATATTCTACCGTTACAGAAAAATCAAAACGAAGCAGATAGAGAGGCGGCATGATGACAGACGCAGTCTTAAACCCCGCAGAAAAAGCCTCTGAAGAAGCGCTTTCGAAAATTCGAGAATGTCTTTCCGAAGGAAAGAGTTTTTTACTTGAAGCAGGAGCTGGGGCAGGAAAAACATATTCCCTTATTGAAACGCTCAAGCACCTGATAGCAGAAAAAGGCACTGAATTGCTGAGCAATCATCAAAAAGTTGCCTGTATTACTTATACGAATGTTGCTGCAAATGAAATCAATACCAGAACAGACAGTCATCCAGCCATTTACTCATCTACAATCCATCATTTTTGCTGGTCTTTAATAAAAGATTTTCAGCCTTACCTGCGCGAAAAATTGCCGGAAATAGATAAATGGCCAGAAAAAATTGAAGAGGCTGGCGGTATTGGCAATCAGCAAATTATCTATGATTTGGGTTATAGAAAAATCGATGATAAAGAAATCACGCTGCACCATGACGATATTTTGTCTTTTATGGTCATGATCCTGAACGAGCCTAAATTCCAAAGCCTCTTTGCAAAGCGCTACCCCATACTTTTTATAGATGAATATCAGGATACGGAAACGTCCTTCGCTGAAACCTTAAAGACGTGCTTTTTGGACAAAGGCACAAGCCCTTTAATCGGTTTATTTGGTGACCATTGGCAAAAAATTTACGGTACGGGTTGCGGTAAAATCGAGCACCCAAAACTTGAAGTAATCGGCAAAGAAGCAAATTTTCGATCCGTGCCAGTTATTGTAAATTCGCTCAACAATATGCGACCTTCCTTGCCTCAACAAGTCCGTGATCCTGATGCCACAGGCGCTATCAGCATATTCCATACAAACAGCTGGCAAGGAACAAGGCAAACTGGTGGGCATTGGAGCGGGGATCTTCCGTCCCAAGAAGCTCACGATTATTTGGAAAATCTAAAAACACGATTACAAGATGAAGGTTGGGATTTTTCTCCAGAAAAAACAAAAATCTTAATGCTTACGCATAATCTTCTAGCGACAGAGCAAGGATACAAAGGGCTTTTCGATGTCTTTAGTCGAAATGAGTCTTTTACTAAAAAGGAAGATAAGCATATTGCCTTTATGGTCGATATTTTAGAACCAGTCTGCATAGCCTATACAAAGCGACGTTATGGTGAAATGTTCTCTTTATTGGGACGGCGTACCCCCCTAATGAGCACTCACCAGAACAAAGAAGAATGGGCAAAGGATATGGAGGCTTTACTAGCCCTGCGCGAAAACGGCACAATAGGGGAAATTATTGATCACCTTCTTAAATCAAAAAGGCCACGTCTGCCAGAGAGTATAGAAAATAAAGAACGCAGATTACAGGAATGGCTAAAGCAAGAAGAAAGAGAAGAAAACCGTTCATTATCTGAATTGAGCAATCTCAGGAATATCGCCTACAGTGAAATTATAGCGCTTACCAATTTCCTTAATAACTCAACCCCATTCAATACTAAACATGGCGTTAAGGGAGCTGAATTTGAAAATGTTTTAGTTGTATGTGGTAGAGGTTGGAATCAGTATAATTTCAATCAGTTCTTAGAGTGGGCTGGAGGCTCTATACCTGCAAATAAAGAAGCATCATTTGAGAGAAACCGTAACCTATTTTATGTTGCCTGCTCACGCCCTAAAAAGCGCTTATGTCTATTATTTACACAAGAGTTAAGTGCGAATGCTTTAAAGACTTTAGGGAATTGGTTTGGGACAGAAAATATTCATGCGTTATAAATAATAGCTTCCGCCTCACGTCGCCGAATAAGCCCCTTTAGCTTACGGCCACCCGCCCAGACCCAGCGCATGAATTGCTCTGGCACATCGGCGTGCTCCTCACGGTTGATTTTACGACGCAGTGTTGAGCGTTGGAGCGCCCCACCGCCAAGATTATAAGTGAATGATACCAGCGCATCGAACTGGCCGTCTGTCAGCGGTACGCTAATCAGACGCAAAACAGCCCGCTCAGCGATAACGGCATCTTGGCGTAACAACTCCTCGGCCTGTGCTTCATCAATACCTGCTGAGAAATCCTCATGCGGCTTTACAACATGACCGTAACCGATGGTCAGATATCCAGCGGGACAAAAATAAACGGTCCGAGAGAAGCCCTCGAACCGTTTAATCAGGTCAATTCCATTTTGCGTGATATGTCTCATTTTTCCAGTGTTCCTATGATTTTGAGTTTCTTTCTGCCGTATTCAAATGCGCCCCACCATTGTTCCTGGTCGTTGACGTTTCGGCGCTCCAACGTCAAATTAAAACGGTCGATGCCACGCTGTTTTGATGTCGCGTAATCTTCCAGGGCGTACCAAGATTTTCGTGCCAGCGTGGTCGCCATTTTCTTCACCGTGTATTCAAACGCATCGAGCAGAGCCTCCAGCTCTGCATCGGTGCATTTATCGTTTTGGATGTCTTCGATCATCGCCTTGTAAAATAGTTTGCTCATTGTTCTATCTCCTTGTTTTCAATTGCTTTTTACAATCACAGTAACGCTTCATTCCAAGCGCTTATCAAGTGAATAAGATGCTATTTTTCAAGGATTTGAGCGGAATTTCGACAAGGCACGCTGACCAAACCAGAAGGACATAACAGCCGCAAATAACGCCTGCGTTTCGCCGTCCCAAACGGCAATTAGCCCGTCTGTAATGCCGACACCCTGATCCAACAGTTTAAACAAAGCGGCAGTTTTCACCGTGGCAAACAGGACAAAAAACGCATAGGTGATAATCGGGCGCACCGATGCCCGCAGAGCTTCTACCCATTTCACGCCACTGGGCTGGCTGGCATGGCTGTAGAGCGCGTTGCTTTCGGCAATGTCGGCCTGCACCTGTATCTCTTCCAAACGTTGTGTGTGGCCTTGGCGTTGCGCCTCCATTTGCCGATCCAGTATAGCCAGCTCATGTTTGCGGTCGGAGTGATCGCGCCAGAGTTTCAAGAAATCCGGAAACGCGGATGATAAAAAGCCCAGCAGGCTTCCAAGTAATGTCAGCATGATATTAATCCTTTCATGGTTTTAGGGTTGGTTGGTTAAGCTTTTTTGATTTATTGGTGGGCTACGCATAGCCTTCAGATCGTCACGAATATCGGTGATCTGGGTTTTAATGACAGCGATGTCCTGACGCATTTCACCGACGACTTTGCGACCGGTGATGTCGTTATTGACTTGGTTTTCGAGGGTTTTGAGGCGCTCATTCACCGTGGCGATATGCGATGATATCCACGCCACGATTTTAACCAGCGCAATGAGAAGGCCGATGCTGTTGGCAAGCACACCAAACAGCAGGCCCCATTCAGAAAGGGACATGATTTTTACTCCTATAGTTTTTGATTGTTGAGTTATTGATCCGCTGTATGGACCAGCGGGTTTTCTACGACACTGGCAATCTCGACCAGATCACCACGTGGTTTGACGGCAGTCACACGGGCAAGCACACCCCATTGCTCGCCAATGCCGAAGGCAAAATGGGTGCGTTCTTGTTCACTTCCTGTGTAGGGTGTGAAATCCAATTCTTCCGCCATCATGATCTGCCGTTCATTTGTACCTGCGGTGACCAACCACGGCCCGCTGACTGATCCGTCTTTCTTACGCAGCACAATGTAATGGGCATCGCCTTCGGTAAAACTCACGCTTTCCGATAAATCCAAATACGGAGGATCATAAGCCACCACATCACCCGCTTCGCCCCAGCGCGGCATATCATGGGAGATGGCAATCAAATCCCCATAAGTTGGGATCAATCCCTCAAGCTCCGTTTTGAAACTCACCATGCGACGGCGATAGCGATTGGCAGCCGCCATATAGAGACCCTCACGAATGGCATGGGATTTATCCGTACTGCCAAAAAGCGATACAGTTGCAGGTTGGTCGGCACTGCTATCTGGCAGGCTGACTGTTATTTCATCAGGCTTCCATGTCTTTTCGTTGAAGAATTCAACCGTGACACTGTCAGCCGTATCTTCCCCCGGCATCACATAATCGATTTTGAAACTGCCTTTGACGATATTGCGAGGCGAGAACAGTGCCACTGGAAGAGTTTTCGGCTCATCCCGCACAAAGCGCACCAGTCCGCCTTGGAGAAAGGCAACGGCACGGCCACAGCGAGCCACTTGTGATAACGCATCCCACACGGTGAGCTTACGGTCGAACACGCCGTTGAATGTATCGCCTCGTGCGCTCCAGATTGTATCCAAGGCCACCAGCGCCTGTAAATCGATACGACTGTCTTCCAGTTTTGCACCATACGTACTTTTGAGGATATCAGCGCATGCCCATGCGATAGAGCGTGTAGCTTGCGGTGCAGACCAACCATTAACAGCATCCCAAATCGGCAATTTACGGGTAACGATGCAATTGACCATCCGTGAGGAGCGTTGCGAGAGATTATCCGTTGCCCGCATTTTCATGGCGAGAAGTGTGACATTGCCAAAATCATCATCGCCAATCAAATGAGCTTTAAGCGCATTCCAGTTGAGATCACTGCCTGCACGGGCTGACATATCCTTGGTATTGGTACGGATGGCGCGCACTTCATAGCGTCCGGCAGGCACAGAATATTTATAGGTTTTTCGAATGGCCGTATTGGTATTGTCTGTAATCGTTTCCGAACCGAGGTTAAACCAACTCCCCAGCGCGATGCCGTCATCATCAATCAGGCGGGCTTCCACATCCCATGAGGCCGTACGATTATTTAAACCGCCACTGTCATTGGCGTAATACAGGCCTTTGGGTAAGATCATATCCAGCGCCAATAAAGTCGTTTGTGTTTCGGATGGGTTGGCAACAAACGGCCCGATCCAATCCCCTCCGTCACCCGTGTTTAATAATTCCTGTCCGGCAATCTCAGGAGCGGTCACCACATCTGTATCAAACAACGTGACATTTCCACCAGGGCTGATGATTTCGCATTCAATCTCTGCGAAAGAGCTGATCGGTGTATCCTCAATGCGGATGGCTTCGATATCGTATTCGCCCTGACCGACGACATGGAGCTGGAATAAAAACTGGTCATTATTCACAAACTCCGCATAAGGTGTTGCCCCGAAATCGGGATACACAACATGCCGCCCATACACAACGGGGATCGGCTCACCAAGGCGGGCTTGGTTGCCTTGTGCCTGCAGGGAGTATGTCGGGCTGGGGCTGGTCGCATTATAATTACTGATGGCAGAGCTAGGCATCGGTGGTGGAATAAGTGCATTGACTAGCGCCGAGCCTGCCAATGCAATCCCCGCCGTTAATAGTGATGTTCCAATCGCACTGGTCACACCGAGTGTTCCTGCCAAAGCTGCCCCTGCATAGGGTGCTGCCACCATCACGGCAATGGTTAATACCGTGCGTAGTATTTTACCGCCACCACCACCGCCTTGAGGCAGAGCGATAAAACTCACCACCGTATCTTTGGTAATGACGACATAAGCCCAATCTTTCCGCAAAACAGGCTCGCCATCCACAAGACACAATGTGGGCTTTGAGAATTCGGCAATGCCTCGTTCATCTAAAAAGCCCCGCACGGTCTGACCGATACGCGGCTCAAACAGATCGACATTTTGATGCAGATGAAACGGATTATGATGAATGGCAATTTGTGCCATGTTGGTCATGTCCTTTATAACGATAATAATTTTCGATTTTCCAGCCCGTGAGAGACAGGCTATGCAGGTTTTGAAACACAACGCCTGCGCCTTGCATGCAATGGAGCATGCCGCCGCCATCAATATCCAGCCAGATCCCGACATGGATTGGATGGCGAGATTGACGCATCAGGGCAATGTCACCCTCAATCGGTTTATGCACCACATCCCAATTCGCCCGTTCGGGATGGGCATCAATGGTTTTGATCAGCTGGCGCAGATTGTTTTCCTGCACGGGGATAATGGTTAAATCCCGCCCATAAAGACGCTTATGGATTGCCACCACCAACCCCCAGCAATCATATGCTTCAGGACCATCCGATGCCACGACCCACGGCTTGCCGATATAGTCTGTTGCCCAATGTGTCATCGTGTCTCCTTATCTTGTTAGGCCCGCAAATCTAAGGGCGTTATAAGTTTCAGACGGAAAGGCTTTATTTCCGACATCAAGCATGCGGGCCTTACCGGTCACACGGGAGGCATCTGCACTGACCTCCGTCAACACCAGCGTAAATGGTGGGTCCATTTGCGGCCCTTCCAAATCATCAGACAAATACGGTCGATAAGTGATTTCGATTTTGTCTTGGCTTTCTGCCGCTCGATCCAAATGCGAGACAATCTCGCGACTGACATTATCCAGCGTAATGGATATTTCCGGCACAGGCGCGGTATCAACGGGCGGTAATTCCAGATCGAACCCCATGGCGATAAATTCAACCATCTCTCCGGCATTGAGTGGCGCTGTTGTCTCCATACGGGCGGTGAGGTTTTGATTATCCCGCACTACCCGAATAGCCATCGACAAACCGTCATCATCGATAAAGGACGGATGGCGAAGCTCGAGCGTGTGTAAAATCACAACATCACTGGGCGCAGAAGCATAGGCCTCGCGCAACGCTTCTGATAAAGCATTATTCGGCATAAGGTTCATCCTCCCATGCTTTATCGGTCAGATAGACAACGGCCACACCGTTTAAGAAGGATGCTTCGATGGCGTTAGAGCGTTCACGCAACACTTGCACCTGCGCCAGTAAATCCTGGGCTTTGGTGAGTGTTTCTTGTTCTGCTTCGGTCAGATCGGTGCGATCCCCCAAAAGATACAAATCCGCCAGCGCATTTTGCTGTTTCCATACAGGGGCGATATCGGTGATGCGCCGTCCGGCTTCTTCCTTGATTTGATGGATCAACTGGCTATTGGATGTGACATCTTTCAATTCCTGATCACTCACAGCCTTGCCACCCGATGGTGGCGTGACATCTGCCGCAAAAGCGTAATAATGTCTTCCGTTCAGATCAGCCAGATGAATGGGCGCAATAGTGCTTTCGGCAAAGATCGGCGCGCGAGTCTGCAGATAAGATTTTAGATTCATATTATCCTCCTAGAAAATCACATTGGTTAAAGTGGCGACATCGTGCAGGTTGCCTGCCTGCGTTCCTGTCTCGCCGTAAGAATTATTTTCTCCACAGGCATCAACGCGACCGTCGTCATACAAAACGCCAACACCCCACGCAGATGTGCCTTGGCCATAGCAATTCCAGTCTTCAATCACACCGGATTGACCAAGCACGCGTTGGAACAGGTTATTTGCACCTGCCGTTGAATTGATCCCAAGGTTGGCGTTGCCTGAATAACCAGCAGCCCAAAGCGCATCGCCCGCTTGTAAGACACAGCCCTCATAGCTGCACCCACCGCCAAAGGCTGCTTTGGTCACATTGCCTTGGAAATCACCAGCGGGCATTTGCGGAGAAAGTTGGTTTGTGGTGTTGCCCGTTCCCATCTGTCCATAACCATTATTTCCCCACAAATAGAGGTTGCCCTGATCGGTAATGGCCCCAGATGACGGATAACGACCATCGCCTGCAAAAATATCAGTAAAGGTTTCTGTGCTTGTGATTTGGGTAAAGCTGGTTCTTTGCGTTGTATCACCAAGCCCAAGCTGGCCATATCCGTTATAGCCTGCCGCCCAAATCGACCCATCAGCCAGTAAAACCAAGCCATGGCCTGTTGGTCCAGCGCCATCTGTTCGATAACCACAGGATGGAACGGCTTTAATCGCGTTGGTGAACGCCGGATGTAACATCGGGGTTTCTCGGTTGGTCGTATCCCCAAGGCCAAGTTGCCCATTGGCATTCCATCCCCAAACCCAAAGTGATCCGTCATCCTGAATGGCATAGGCTGTATGCGGTAATCCTGAAACGGCGACATCGACAATATTGGTCAATGCCCCGCAGCGAATGGGCGTATATTGATTGGCTGATGTCCCATTGCCCAGATTGCCGTTGCTGTTAATCCCGCAGGCATAAACTCGTCCATCAGTCGTTAAGAAATAAGCGCAAGCATGATCGTAATAATTCGGGCGACCGGGTATGACTTTAGCGATTTGGATATTGTTTTGAAGAAAATACTCAATACGCTTGGCAATGGCGCGGTTGACTGTATCGCCATGCCCTAACTGCCCGTAATTATTATATCCCCATGACCAGACTTCACCATCGGCGGTTAAGGCATAATGCTGCATTCCACCAGAAAACACATCAACAAAGCGCACATCGGGATCTTCGGTTGAAACACGGTTCGGCAGGTAAATATGCGCGCCGCTTGGATCACCATTGGAATAATTCCCGCCATAACCGCAGGCTTTAATCGTGCCATCAGCCATCAGATAAACCCGCGTGTACCAACCGCCCAGACCATTCACCTTGGCGAGCTTCCACACACGGCGGGATGGATCAAGGGATTGATCTCGCCAAGCGGGTTGATTGCCCACCATCTGCAAGACTTGAGCATTACTGCCACGGGCAAGGCGCACAGGAATAGCGCCGTTATGGATGAGTAGATCACCTTCTTGGGAAAGCTGATCCGTACCAGCCGCCATCAAATCCCAATCATCGCCTTGTATAGGCGTAACGGCTGAAACTGTGCGTTTGGCAATATAGCTTGAGCCTTGATAGGAAACGGCATCATGGCGCACATAATTGCCAGCGCTGTTATAAGCTCCGCGCCAGTTAATGCGGATATTGCCCAAATCAATCTGTGTCATGTTTTTATCTCCTGCTTAAATATTGATGATGAGGTGGCCATCCTCATTAACGTTGAAATCCACCCCCGGCAGCGTGATGAACCATGTGTCAAAATCATTGGCGTTGTATGTGCCTTGCCCTGTGATGGCGGTGAGCTTTGAGCCATCGGCGCGCAGGCCGTAAAACACACCAACGGATTCAATCACCTCAAACCCATCTTCGGCCTGTTTGACCGCCAGCAATTTGCCCGCCTGACCGCTAATATTAGTCGGCAGGTTAAGGGCATTTGCTGTTTGCAAGGCCGACTGCGCCAAAGATTGCGTTTCATCCCGATAGATTTCGGTTTGTGATACGGCTTCATTTAATTGGTCAGCCGATGCGCCAAGGTCTGTCAGTCCCGCCTGAATGGTATCTTCCATATCTTTGATGGCTTTGGCGGCGCTTTTGACATTTCCGCCATCGGTCGAAACGGTGGTTTGATCGTCGCCGTGAACGATAGTGTGCAGGAGCTGGCTGTCCGTTTGGACACGCGCCACCGCATCCTGCAGATCGGTCTGCAAGGTCATGATGTCTTCCTTTTGTTAAGTGGTTAATAAAGGCGGAGTGGCAAAGTCTGATGCACAAGAATATGCAGGCCATCACCCACGGTGATAATCCCTTGAGCATCTTCGCTAAGAAGTAAGTTCAGCAACCCTTCATCGAGAACTGGCCGTTCACGAATTTCCAACTCTGACGTCACTTCCCAAAGCGTCCCACCAGCCAACAGCCGTGATGAAAACTGCCGTGTAAAACGTGCTTCTTGTTCTAAAAGACCAAGACCGCCTAGCAAGGTAATGGCAAACCAGCTTGCCCCCTCACGGGCATGCCAGCGATACCAGCCTTCAAAAATGGCATATTGATCCCGCCGCATAATCCAGCGCACCGATACTTTGGTCGGCACATCGGTAAAACGGCGGCGTTGGCGGGCAAGGCCAGCCTCCATCTCGGTGCGTAAAATCGCCTCCCCAGGCTGAACGCCGTACCCTTGCACTGTAGGCAACGGCAATGTTGATGGCCATATAATGTCACTCATTTAACGATAACTCCCCGCCGCAGGATTAAGGCCGTAACGACGCTCCAGCGTTGGCGCTAGTCCTTCGCCGCGTCCGATATTGCGCGATAGATTTCCTTCCACTTCTTCAATAATAATTTTCAAATCCATGTTGCCTGCGCTGTCACGACTAACATCGGCTCTGGCTTGAGCATTGCTGGCATTGTTTTCAACACGTACCGATACATTTACGTTTGGCTTGGATTGCAACGCACCGCCCAGCAGTTTCATCTGCCCTGGCGTAAAGACGGCTTCACCTTGTTTGGCGATAATCGGCACTTCATTACCAACAATACCGCCTGTGTGGAAACGAGGTGCATTAGCAAAGACAGATGGACTCACCGAACGCATGCGTAAATTATCCGCACCGATCACACCGCCAGTATGCGCCGTGGCCGTGGAAGCCGTACCAGTACCAGCGCCTGCGGGCGCACCGAAGATTGAGCCTGCAATATCACCAAGAAAACCACCCAGCGCACCCGCCAGTGGTTTTGTGATGCTGGACTGGATTTGCATTCGCACCATATCGGCGATGATGGAATCCGCCATGGATTTAAAATCCAGTTTACCCGTCGTAACAAAACTGACCAGCGCATCTTCCATGCTTTTAAACATGGAGGTGACACCGCGTTCAGCTTTGCTCGCCATATCGTCGGCTTCATCAATAACGCTTTGCAATCCGCGTTTGATACCATCTTCCCATTTTTTGGAATTTTGCAGATCTTCATCACGAGCTTTGGCGATCATATCGTTATAAACCGCATCAACCTGTGCAGCAAAATCGGCATAGCCTGTCTTGGTGGCATCAAGCCCTGTTAAAGCCTCATTACGCCATTCGCCAGCACGTTTGATGGCCGCCGATAAAGACGTATCCAGCGCATCATATTTCTGGCGCACGTCCTCAACCAGCCGTTCACGTTCTTGCGCTAACTTATTATTTTCACGGACAGTGTCTTGATAATTTTTATCCGCTTCTTGTAATTGATAGATATCACCCACCAGCGACTTAATCTGCTGGGCATACTCTTTTTGCTCATCACTTTGAGCGCCGGTGACATCCAGCCCCAAGCGACGCAACGCCTGATCCTGCTCATTGGCGATCATGGCACGGCGTACTGCGGTTTCGCCTTGATTGCGTGCAGCATTTAGCCGTTGAAGCGCTTGTTCTTCTGCGTGTAATTCCGTGATGCGATCTGTGATGCGTTTTTTATCAGCATCGGATAATTCAGGGATGACTTCCGCAGGGGCTGATGGCGTAGGCGCATCAGGCGCAGTGGTCTTGGCTTTTGGATTTCGCAATTCATCCAGCGCAGCAGCGGCTTTTTTAGCGGCGCGTTCTGCCGCGAGTAACGCAAACACCTGTTGTTGCACTTCCTCGGCTTGTTCACCGAAATCAGGATATTTGGTTGCCAGTTTGAATAACGCTTCCGAATACTCTGTCGCTGATAGCTTACCCTGATTAAAGGCTTGGCGAATTTGGTAGAGTTCGTTTTGAAGCGGTTTACCAAAACGGCTGAACTGATCCCAAAACCCACCAATGCCACCGAACTTTAATTCCTTTTGCAGGTCGATGATGTTTTCTTTGGCTGTTTCCAGTTGCTTGGTGAAACGGTAAACGCTCTCACTTTCACTCAATGCCTCGCTTAGGTCCGATGCAGCCTCGGCAGTTTTGCCAAGTTCTTCTTTGATCTCCTTAAGTTCGGTTGCATGATCACGGGCGGCTTTTGCCGCAGCATCGTGACCGGATGCCAGTTTCAAAACGGCAATGCCTGCCAACACGGCAAGTCCCACGGGGCCACCCACCAACATCAAGGCCGAGCGGAATCCCACCATTGCCAATGTTGCCAGTTTAGTTGCAGCTTCCACCGCCACAAGACGGATGGCAAAGGCTGTTGAAATGCTGTTGGCCATGTGCAGACCAACAATCAATCCCGCATTGCCTGCAATGGATGCATTAAGAAGCGTTACTGCACCCGCAACTGTGCGGGCAATCACCAGTCCACCAATAGCCGTGACAGCCAAATCGGCATTCTCTATTAAAAACGCAAGGCCTTCCGCTGCTGTGGCAATCGCAGAGCCTAATGTTTGCCCTAATTCTCGCGCGGCATCCACGACCGCAGGGTCTTCGAGTGTTGCAGTCAGGGTGCGGTAACCTTGTGTGACACCATCCAAAAAGCCGGATGCGGCGATAGTGCGTTCAATCTCTAAAATAGAATTATTAAAACGGTTCATTTCCGCGCGCGCCGTCATCAATGCGGCTGGCACACCATCGGAGAATGTCTTGCGAATTTCAGCGGCAAATTTTGGCAGAAAGTCTTCGGCAATAACCTGACCTTGTTCCAGCATTTTATCCAGCTCTGCCGTAGTAATGCCCATACCGCGCGCGGCAAGCTGGAATGCACCGTAAAGACGCTCACCCAATTGTCCGCGCAGTTCTTCGGCCTGAACCTTACCCTTGGACATGATTTGTCCGATGGCTCTCAGCGCACCATTGGTTTGATCAACAGAAAGCTGAAGCACGGTCGAGGCTTCGGCAATGGCGGTGAAGATCTGGCGTGTACCATCGCCCGCAAGCTCAGTTCCTTTGGCGGCGGCGGCAATCTGCATATAGGATTGCGCGGTTTCCAAAAGATTTAAGCCCAAGCGTTCGGCTTGTTCTTCAAGGAATTTCATTTCCTCACGCGCACCAGCGCTTGAGCCTGTGATGGTTTCCAGCGCCGTGCCTAACCCCTGAAACGCCATACCAGTTTCATTAACCGAGCGCACAGACGAAATAATACCGGAAATCCCTGCATAAGCCGCCACAAGTCCAGCGGCTTGGCGAAACACATTATTCAAGGCGCGTGCGGTTGTATCAACGGCCTTCAAACCAACACTAGCAGGCTTGGTCGAACGCTCAATACGCTCAAAAGCCTGCTCACCGGTGCGCCCGATGCGAGAAAAGGTATCCTCAACCTTTTTCCCGTCCACCACGGCAAGGCGGATCGACATGTTTTTAGTCTTTGCCAATTCTTACAAATCCTTTAAATTTGAATTAACTGATAAAAATGAAAGCGCATGCCTGAATGGAAGACCTCAGACAAGAAATCGAAGCCATAAAAGAACGAAACAAAAGAGTCGAAGCTGATAAAGCATGGGAAACCAGCACTTTCAGAAAAGTATCTATTGTTCTGGTAACTTACTGTTTAGCAACATTACTTATGTGGGTAATAGGAGTTGATAAACCCTATATTTCTGCTCTTATTCCTACTTTAGGCTTTTTCCTTTCAACGCTTTCATTAGGTTTTCTTAAACAGTTTTGGAAAACTCGAATTTACGATAAATAATTCCTACTCCTTATGAGCCATTAAGGCTTTGGTGATACCGGTTGATAATGCGGGCAACAGCTCTCCCATCACGGCCATGTCATAACCCAGCGCGGATGCGAGGCTTAAGGCTTCGGATAGAGGAAAGCTGTTTCTGATTTGCGGGGATATGCGAACGGCAATATCCCAGGCTTGAAAACCCTCTAGGCTTTCGGGGGCGTTTTCTTCGAACGGGCAGTCTTCGCATGTTCGGGGGCAGTTCCCGCAATATCCTGCGCCGTCTCCGAAGTGCCATTCGGCGCGACGCTCAAGTCTTTTTTTTCAGCTTCAATCAACTCCCGCACGCCTGTGTATTGCTGGGAAAAGCTGGCGGCGATTGACCAAAACCCTGTCATGAGTTCATCGATCTTTTCAGGGGTAACGGGGGCTTTTGCGTCACCTTTCGATTCCAAAATACCTTCCCAATCAATAATGGCGGCGCGTGCAAGACCGCGTGCCAGATATTCCTCGGCCAGCGCTTCACGGATTTCTGGATTTTCAACATCAGGGAGATCGTCAACAGATGCGCCAATTTCTTTTCGCTTGCGGTATTCTGCGCCAAGCTCCGTCAGGCGCTTGTTCATAAAGGCGCGCGCGGCATAGAAAATCGGGCTGGTGCATGGGCGCACTTTTACTTTCACGCCCAAACCCAGTTCAAGCCAATAGGCTTCTGTTTGGATATTGAGTTTTAACATTAATAACTCTCCACATCGTTGATAAGGGTGATTGTGACCATGTTTCCCAACACGGCATCTTTTGCGCCTTGATAATCGTAAGACGCTTCAATTCCATTTGGCCCCGAAATGGAGCGTTTCGGTTTCGGCAAATAAACCTCGTGGCACTCAATGACCAGCTGACGATTGGCATCGATGATGTAAGACAATTCCAGATCAATCGGTGTGCCGGCACGCGCCGCATCCATCAATGTGGTATCGGCATAGCGCACGGTGATATTTCCACTTAAAGAAGCAACGCCCGGGTCAACGCCATCGATCTTGCCGTCATCACGTATTGTTTCGATACGCTCCAGATTGTTGCTATATGTAAGCGCCGCAGACGTCACATTCCCCAGCGCTTGACCACCTTGTTTGACCGAGCCTTGGAATTGCGAAAACCGTGTGTAATCGGCTTGGCTTGGATTGGCATCACGCGTGACTGTTTGCGGTGTTTCACCTTGACCGATCAAGCCAACGGTGATTTGTGCTTCACCAGATCTAGCAAAATTAAAGGCGATGCTATTGGCACGCACGCCTGTAAATAGAGGGAAGTCAGGAATTTCAGGCAAGCCAACTTCCACCGCAATACTAGGCAACGTGATCGCCCCCGATTTAAATTCATGGGTATAAGGATCATCACCTGTGGTGGTTGGTGCGCCAAACATGGCTTTGAGCCACAAACCGATATTGCGAAGATCAATCGGCACAACAACATCGCCATCCACGTTGATCACATCCTGAAACGGCGCAGTCGGATCACGACCTAGCCCCAGAACATTGGATTCAATCAAACCTTGCGCCGAGTCCAAATCAGACGACACAAAGGGGATGACATGAAAAGCCCCCGCATTCGGGGGTGTTCCATAGGTGGTTTCAAAACCAAGTAACATGCGGGCATTCCACCCGTAAGCGCGTGACATATTTTAGTCCTCCTTTATTGAAGTGGGTTAAGCGTTGTGTATTCAAGTGTGATCGGCACGACTGCTGCTTTAATGGCGGGCGCACCGTCCACGGTTTCGGTTAAAAATTCAGGCGAGCCGATGGACATGTAATCCACCGCACCTGAGAGCGTTGCATCAGCGCCGAGAACATCACCCAGCGCCACCAGCAATGCATCCAATGCCGCATCACGTTCATCGGGTTTTGGCTTTTGCACCAGCACCTCCAGTTCCGCGACATGGGCATAGTGATACCTGGTTGGGGATAGTGTGATTTCTGGCTCTCCCGCATCACCATCACGCAGAATGAGTAATCCCGATGTTGGGATTTTGGTGGGTAATGGCTCATTCCTTAAAACGGCAATGCCGTTCATCCCATTTTGCAGGCATAAAAAAAGGCCCGCTAAGGCCTGTTCTCGTTTTGATGTCATGTTTGTTTATCCTATTCATCTGGCCAGTTTTTCAAAATCAGCCGTGGCAATTTGTCATACCAGCGCTTGGCTTCTTCATCGAAACGGATCAGTTTTGTCAATTTGACCTGCGGCACAAGCCAGAACATCACGGCAGTTGAAAGATTACGACCTGTTTTCAGGTTTCTCTGACTGGCTTTACGAAAGCCACGCATATCGCCTGTTTTACGGCTGTAAGATGCCTGCACATTTTCGACCACCAGCAATGATGGACCATTTCGCCGATACACAAAGCGGAGCTTGCCATAGCGATGCTCAGGAAAGTTGGACGGATTGATCCGCTTACCGCCCATACCGCGCTTTGGCGCATTTGGCGTTGGAACAGCCAACCACCAGCCATCTTTTGATTTAATGACCGTACCTTCATCAAAACCCGCCATGATCTTGCTGGCTTTGGTATAAACCAACCCTGCAGCACGAATGGAGTTTTGCCCACGCGGGTAAATATCACCGCGCCAGGTATTGGCCATGCGTTGCCCCAAACCTGATGAATGAACCTGACGACGCATGGACATTTTCAGACCATTTGTGGCTTCACGAATGCCGAGCGTGATGGCGCGTTCTGCCGTTTGATATTCTTCCTTCATGTATTGTTTAAGGTCACCCTCAATAGCTGCTTTCAACCGCATAAGCATCCACCTTTAGAATAAGATTATGCTGATCTTTCACGGGTTCGCCTTGCATGGTGTAACGCTTGCTATCCAAAACAATAGACCCTAGCGTTTTGCCTGCAGGAATATCAGCAAGGCGCACTTCAAACATATCCGTTTCCGAATGCACCCGCGCATCAAACACATCCGTGATTTTGTCTGGCAGGCGATGGATCACCAGCGCGTCGGCTTCCGTTTCATCAGCAAAGATGAGACGTGCCGTTTTCCCAAAACGATTAAACAGCACGTCCACCGATTTTATGGCACTATTCCTGAACGTCATCGCCAGATGCCTCATCAGCCGCTAACTCTTTTTGATAAACCTCCCACGCTTGATCCCGTGTTTCGGCAGAGATGTTTTGACCAAGAACAGCCTCTATCGCTTCCACCTTTGGCTTGCCGTTTTTGGCAAAGTCGGTTTCAGGATTGAGGATTTCAATCGCCTCGATCACATCATCAATGGCGGGTTCGGGTTGCTGGGTCTGGGCAGGCGTTTGTTCTGCCACAGCCGAGGCATCCGCCGATTTGGCAAAGCCACGCTCAATGAGTGATTTTGCCTCCTCATCAGAAATGTCAACGGGTTTGCCTGGCAGAATAGTTTTGCCGTCAACATGCAGGGTAATGATTGCAGTTATCTTCATGGTTTCAATCCTCCCTTAGCGCACGGTTGCACAAAATGATGCATTCGGACGATACGGCACAAGAAGCGGCGCAGATTGTAACAACAACCAGCGTACAGCAGGATCTTCCTCCAGCCATGATTTCGAGAAGAAGCGCTGAGCGCGATAGGCCGCTTTTTCATCCTGAATGACACCATAGCAACGTGTGCCTTCAAGCTGGGATGTACTGCCGATTAAAACCGTGTAATCAGGAAGCAGTTTTTGCACCTGATCGCTTTCATCGACATAACGGTCATTATAAACCCAGAAATCCAGATCACCGATTGAGCCAACATAGCGGGCAAGCTCATTACCCTGACCAAAGGCAATCGGCCCCAGATTAATGCCCGCATTATCACGCAAGCGTCGAATATCAAGGAGCTTTTCAACGGACGCATCCGCCTTAAATACACGCCATGCCAGCGCGTCCATCACTACTGTACGGGCAACCGCGCCTGATTTCTCCTGCACTTTAGCAACCCAATCTTCAAGGTTATTGAGCGCATTCACACCTGTTTCGCCCCAGCGGGATGAGCCAGCCAATGCGACGGTCAATTCAGGATCACGCTGAAAATCAACCACCACCGTTGGATAATCTTCACCGGCGACAGTGATTTTACCTGTTCGCAAGGCTTCTGCCGCCATGACTTCCTCACGGCGGGTGAGGTTTTCAAGCTGCTTGGTCAATGTGCGATTAAGATTGGCTTCAAGGCGCTGTTGCGGGGTTAGCGTTCCACCAATTTTTTCACCAATGGAACGCTTGAGTGGACGGCTTGGATCAAAGCGGCGTTTGTCTTTGGCGTAAGCGGGCTTAAAGCTCTTGGTGATATAGCCTTCATCATCCACGACTTTACCGGCCACTA